CGTGGATTGAATACGGCGTGTTGTCTTGGGTGATCATAGTTTGAATTTTCGACTGCGCCACGGATTCGCCGCCTGCACCGCTGAGTAAGTGCCGGCGTGTTCCGCGCGTTTGTTATTGAGGTTTCTGGGAAGCCCGAGTGCGTCCTGCGCCTTGAGCGTGAGTTTGGAGATTTCCGCAACGGTATACCCGAGTTCTTTAGCCGCGTCCCGCATGCTATTCCAACGGATCCGCCGGTTTAGTCCCGCGGCAAAGCACAGCGCCACCGCGGCGAGTCGTGCGTTTTGACCCTCAGCTAAAAAGAATTGGCAAACGCGTCCAAGTTGATCGGCCTGCGTTGCCCTGGTTGATTGCGCTTCCTGCCTCCGCCGCCACTCAACGACCCGCTGCGCCTGTGCAACGGTCAACCGCAGCTCCTCGGCGACGATCTCGGCCTCCGAATCGAGCGCGGCGTGGTCAAATGTCGTGTGCGGTTCCATTTTGTTGGGATTACCGAAATGGTCAATATTTCCGAAGCCACTCGAGGTCGGTGCGCTCCGGTCGTTCTGCGTACCATCCGCCACTCCCGTCGTAAATGTCGAGGATCTTGCGAAAAACTTCGTTATACATCCGCCCGACGCGCTCGTTGCTGTAGTTTTTAACGGCCCAATCTCGGCAAACAGTAGGAGAGATGCGCCCCACGTTTTTAAGCGCCCAGACGGTGTCCTCCATCGTTCGCACCCGATAGCCGGTCTCGCCGTGCCGGATGGTCTCGGGAAAAACACCCCAATCCGATGCGACCACCGGCGCCCCGCTCATCATCGCTTCGACCGCCACGCCGCCGAACGGCTCGATGTATTGCGAGAGAATGATCAGCGCCCCGCATCGGCTCATTAGGTCCCGACGTTTCTCGCGGTCGGCGTAACCGACATACTCAACGTGGTCCATCGACCCCGTGTAAGGGATGTCCTTAAAATCGCCTTGCCCTGCAACGAGAAGCCGCTTTCCTGCCCTCCGTGTTGCGTCGAGGATAATATGGAGCCCCTTGCCCTGCGTCATCCGCCCGAGGTACAAGATCCAGTCCTCGCGATGCAGGTTAAAGCTGAAGTCCTCGGGGTCAAAATGATTTGGGACCACGAATGAGTTGTAAAATCCCATTTTTGCCTCACGCACGAATTCCGTGCCGTGGAATGCGTGCATGAGTGCGTAGCTCTCAAAGATTTTAAATTGAGCAAATGAATCGCTGTATCCGATGCCCGACTCGACACAAATCAAATCCCGATGCGCGTCGGCAATCCGCTTGTGTCCCCAGCCGAAGGGAAGCAACAGGAAATCGTTGGGGCGCTTCCGATGTTGAATCGCCTGTATGGTATTTTCAGCGTGGACCTTGAATGCGTGGTCGTTCTGGTCGTGTTTGAAAAACTCCTTTTTCCAATTGTAATCGCCGTAAGCCTCCCGCAGCACCTCATCATTGGTCACGGTCACATGCTCCGAACAATCAACGGTCGAGCGTTCGTGCCCGTAGTGGATGACGTGGTGCCCGAGCCCCTTCAGCATGCCGCAAAGTTTAAAAACTTTCTGAGTAAAAGCGCAAGCGCTGTACTGCGAGCTTTCGGTGACGGTGTGGGCAAGCCCGGGAATGTGGAATCTCATGGGTGATACAAAGTGACGCGGCGCCGAGAAACACGACTAACCCGACGCCGCGACCCGCAATGGGCAATCGCAAATTGCCACAATTTGCCCGAGGGTCAAGTTGCTGCGGTCTCGTCGTCCTCTTCGTCGTCATCATCATCGGGACGGTCGCCGATGATTACCCGTTCTTGATACCGTAGCGCGATGTGCCTGTCCCGCGCCAATCGGTTGCCCCATCCGCCCGTCCAGGTGGCGGTCTCGTCAGTCTCGGGGTCGTGGTCTTGGACTAAAATCTCGCCGGCCTCAAAATGTTCGCACAGCAAATCCTTTGCTCGCTGTATGATTTGCATTTTTTCGTCGTCGCTCATCGTGTTGCGGTGATTTCAAAGTTATAAAGCCGCGCGTCCCCAGGCTCCGCGTAGATCCGCACCCAGGCACCCCCTTGAACCTTTGGAGGCATCCCGCGTTCGATCGCCCAGCCGCCGATCCCCTCGCCATACTCATCCTTATAGCCGCCGGTGCGGATGTGCATCTGCGTTTCCTGTTGGATTTTGTTGTGATTCGTCAACCGCAGCCGCCGGATGGGAAATTGCCAAGAATCATGCGAGTGTCCGGTATGGACGATGTGCGCGTCGGTCAGATAGCTCGACATCCGGTTTGCGCCGATGACGCCCTTGGTGACGGGTCCGCCGGCGTTTGGGCCGTGGTGGTAATGGTAAACGATGCCGTCACGCTTGATGCCGCTCAATGAACAGATGAACCGAACGTAACCCGAATATCCGCCGACCGTCGTAATGCCTCCACGGCGCCGCATCGTGCATGCCAGCCGGTCGAGCAAATCGGTTTCGTGATTCTTTGCGATGGCGGTCTCGTGGTTCCCCTGTCCGAGTAACGCCAGGTTGCGTTTGTACGGCTCGAGCCAATCCGCCGCGGTCTCGACAAGCGCGTCGAGGTAGTTGTTTTTTTGATGTTCCGGCCTGAGGTCCTTTTTGCTCGAGCGTCGGTCGTATTTGCCCTGCATCGCGCAAAAGAAATCGCCGTTTGAAACAATCAACGCGTCCCGTTTGACCGCCTCATCAAAGTCCCGTTTCAGTCTTTTCCTGTCGCATTTCGGGTTGTCCCAATGCACGTCCGACACCAACAAGACCCACCCCTCGTCCTTGACGCTTTTGACTGACAAAATGCCTGCGTGGACGTTGCGACTAATCTCCTGCCATTGCCACGCGGATTTTGGTTTCATGCAAAAGCTGATTCCCAAAGTTTGGCCTCATCCTCCCGACGGCGGACAAGCCCGGATCCCTGCGGCCAAAGTCGTTTCATGGAACGAATCAAAAACGGGACCTTCTCCGGTTGGCCTGCGCTAATTACTTGGGCGATTTGTGCCATTTCAACTCGTCGCTCGCCCTTGGTCGAGGTCCCGCGGTTGAACACCAGGCTGAATAATGCCGCCTGCGCGTCCGGTGGAAGGTCAACCGCCGCCGGCGCAAAGCGGAGCATGTTAAGCGTGTGCTGGGCACAGGTGTGATTCTTGAAAACTTCCAGCGCAAGATCCCACTCGATGCGGATGTCTTTAAACGCGGAAACAAAGGGGCGCGCGTTCAGCGCTTTGACCCCAACTGATTTCCCGAGACGCTCGAGGACTTCCTCATCCAGCGCGCTCCAGTGCGTCTTAAAAGCCGTTTCCGTTGCGTAGCCTAGGTCATACCCGATTCCGATGGTGACGCCCGATTCAAAGCCCGGCCACGTTGGGACGGACAGAAATTTTTCAAAATACGATTTGCCGCCCCCGACTTCGTGTTCGAGGAGAAGTTCCAGTCCCGCATCGGAAAGTTTCATTTGTTGAGCATTCGGAACAAAGTGATCGCTCCGATCAATACACTGAAAAGCAGTCCCGCAATCCGCAGTCCCTGCTCGATCCCCGAAAAACTAAGCGCGAGCGCTGCGACGTTTAGCCCGAGCGCGGGCAGTGGGTTTGGGTGCGTGTCCATTCTTCTTTGTGGGTGCGTCAACTGTTAGGCTCGAAAACCACGATAACCAAACGTAATTGCACGCGACGCCGATGTTGAGGATGAATTCGGTGATCGGTGGCGGTTCATGAGCAAAGATGTTTGCGACAGATCCGCAAATTGTCACGGTCGTTGCCAATTTGCAAAGGTGAGCCGCATATTTGTGCCGATAGATCGGCGAATCATCATGCCCAAAGATTTTGAGCCAAAGATGGATCGCCGAAATGGCGAGGACGCTATTTGCGAGCGCGTTTGCGAGTACTAGAAGGCTGAGATTCATGTGATGGAATTAGTTTCTCGCTAAGTGTCTCGACTGCCCGCAATCCGCAAAATCCGAGCAAAAAGCCGGCCGCGTAACCGTACTGCGGTTCCCCTTCAAGGTGCGCGATTTTTAAAAGCAGGGGTGTTACATAGTTCGCAGACGCCGCACCTCCAACAAGCGACGCAATCGCTCTCGGCAGATTCGCACCAGCTTGCTTGCTGCTCATGAGTATGCTTCCGAACAGTCCAGCAATTGCAAGCCCGAGGTCGATCCCAGCGTCTTTTAAATTCATCGATTGTGGTTTTGCTTAAGCGCTGCCGTTGCATTGATCAGTTCCTGCTCGAGTGCGCGGAAGCGTCCATCCGAATGCCACGTTTCATCCGCCTGTGCCGCGTATCTCTCCCCGGACCTCAGTCGCAAAATCTGGTTGTTTAGGGATGGCAACGCCCGAGGAGCGGAGCAGCTGGTGACGCAACAAATCAGCGCCAGCGTGATCGCCAGCGTCGCGTTTTGCTGCGATAAGGTTTTCAACGTGCTGAACATAGTTTTCAATTTCCCGCTCTAAGTCCCACCGCGCCCGAACAGCTTTTAACTCGAGCAAATACTGGACCGCTTTGATCAGCGGAACGATCACGACTCCTTGCGGAAGATGTTCACCATGCCGATGAGCGCGAGACCCGCGGAAATGATGGCTTCTTGCATTTCTGGATGCAGTTTGACGCCGACCGCGGTGATCATTGCTAGGATGCCGCGCCACGTTGAAGGTTCTTTTAGTCGCTCTAAAATGTAGTTCATACGAGTTTGGGTCTTTTGATTTCTACCTGTGCCGCCGCGTCAATTGTCTCCGCAAAGGTCAGGACCCCGCCGGCGAGCGTGTAAGCGTCGGCGTGCTGGTTCACCCCGTCGA